GGGTATGCATTGGGTGCGCTGGGTTGAGCAACCACATCTATAGTGACAATTTCAAAGTCACTTACATGTCCTGTTCTGTCGTCAACGTTACCGCTGCCACGACTCGAAACTCCTAATTTTACACCAGATGTTAACAAGGTCTTGATCAACTCGCCCATGGGGGTTGGTAAGATCTTCATTTTGCCGCATCCAGCATCACCATCCATCCACATATTTTCAACAGCGTGACACACACGATCTAGATTAATTTTTAAATCATCTGGGTGATCCACTTCGCCTAGCACCGAGTTACCTTCTTTAATCTGTTGATTAATCGTGTTAACTGCTTTGCTGATTTCGTGTAATGGGTAGACACGGTCATTTGCATTGCGTTTGTTGCCTTCAATACAAATGCCTTTTAAGTAGAGATTCTTGCCGTGACCATCTGGTCCAGATTCTTCTAGAACCTGGATGTTGGCCTGATTAAAGGTAAGTTGTTCTCTTAGTGTTTTCATCAATTAACCGCGAGCTACTGGGCTCTTTGTGTTAACACCGCTGGCCTGGCCCATTACCGGCTTAGTAGCTGGCTTTGGACTTTGTGTGCCTTGAGCTGGTGAATTACCAACTTTGCCGATCAAGTCTTTTGTGTTGTTGCTGTAAGCACCTGGAGCGTCATGACGTCCGCCCATTTCGCCGCCAGCGTGTACTGGTTTGACTGAGTTGCCAATTGGGCCTTTTGCACCTGCATTAGCGGCTACTGTAGACTTCTTGTTAACGCCGCCTTCTTCAGAAGTCACTGGCTTTGGGGCTGCTTTAAGCGTCACAGCTTCCATCATGCCCATTTCTTCGGTGTCGTCCATTTCAATAGCGTCGCCGCCTTCGTCTGAACCAAAACCATCGCCGTCGCCGTCAATTTCGCCGTCAGCAGCATCGCTCATTAGGTCTTCAAATTCGGCCATCAACTGGTCTAGTTTGTCTTCAAGATTCATGATGTCGTCTTTGGTAGCTGGTTCATCGCCGCCGTTGTCGCCACCAAAATCACCATCATCGTCGCCGCCCATGTTGTCATCGTCGCCGTTGAAATCTTCTTCGCCTTCCATACTCATGTTTGATTGCTCTTCAGCTTCCACGTCGTCAATTAGGTTGTCAGCAGCGTCGCCGCCCATGGCGCCTTCTTCAAGATCAGCTTCTTCAGCCATCAAGTTCTCGTAAATTTCACGACTTTTCTCCACGACGATATCATGGAAAAGCTCACGTGCTTTGCTTTCTTCATCATTGATCACGTATTCGATCAATTGTTCAAATTTGTTCATAGAAAACTCCTATAGGTAAAGTGTAACGTTATTTACACATCAGGAGAAAAACACGCGGTTTATGAGGCCAAAAAGGCCATAAATCACATGGCCGGAGCGGCAGGGGCAGGTGCATACTGCTGACGCACCAGTTTGAGTTTTTCTTTGTATTCTACCATGCGCACATCATTCATGCGGCGCAACTTATTGAGTTGACGCAAGGTAAGGTGAGTTTTACGCAAATCACCCAATTCAAGTTGGCTGTTATCTTGCTCAAGGTCTTGATAGGCTTCAGGCTCTTTGTTGTAAAATTCGTTGAGTATCATGTTAATATTTATGCAGCCGGGGCGCCTGCGCCGCCCACGCCTCCAGGAACCACAGGCCCTGCAGGCCCTGCACCCACTTCTGGTGCGCCTGGGGGTGCTGGTTCCATTTGGCCAATTTCTTCCCCAGTCTCAATGTCAGTTTCCATAGCGCCAGGACTGATTCCCACTGATCGTAGATCACTACCTGTTGCTTGAATTTCAGGCGTATCGCGTTCTTCACGCCACTGCTCTTCGTTTTGTTTGATTTCTTCTTCAGTTAGACCCAAGAAGCGTTCAAGCAAGAAACGTTTTGACATGTACGGCAAGGGTTCCATCTGCATAAACGCTTGAATACGTGTGTTATCCAGTTCACTTTGACGATAACTGGCAAAGTTTTGCGGTGCATTAAAGCCTATGGAAAACAGGCCAGAGTCAATGTTAAAACCGCGCCACTTCAAGAACATCTTGAATTCATCGTCAAGTTTCTGGGCAATCAAAGCCTGTAAACGTTCACAATACTGGTTGAATCTGTACTCTTGTATAAGGGCTGTGCCTACTTTTCCATCGCTCAAAGCACGGTCTGAGTCGTCGGGACCAGTGGGCAAATAGCTTGATGGCACACGCAAACCGCGGGCCATTTTGTTGTTAAAGTACTTTAAATCGTCAATTTCGCCTAGGTTTGAACCGCCTTGTAGTGTGTCAACACTAGAGCCACGCCCATCAGCACCTTGGGGAAAGAAGTAGTCTTCGTTGATTGATAGAGGATTGTAACTGCTATCCATCATGTTTTGTCCGCCACCTGTGATGGTAGGGATTCTACGTTGATGCATTTCGTTTTTCACACGTTCCACAAACTGCATGGCCAAGTGGCTGGGCATGTTGCCCACGTCAATTTTAAAAATTCTGCGCTCAGGAGCACGGCTCACACGATAGATAAGAATAGCGTCTTCCAGCAGTTCTTTCTGTTTGTAAACCTTGTAAATTTGTTCTAGGATACTGCGTCCAAACGGCCAAAATACGTCTAATCCTTCGTTCAGGCTGCAATGCACCACATGCTTGGCATCCAGGGTGGCTTCGTTCATGGCATGCATGAATCTGCTGTTGCCCACACCGCCTCCGGCACCGCCGTTGGGCATGGTATAGTTTGATGATCCTGATATGGTACCTGTTACAGGGTTGGTCATGTAGTCTGTAGTGGTCTTGGCTGCCACAGTCATGTTCTGGAAGTTGGGGTTGATATCACGAATCACATACTGCTCAGGTCTCTTGCCTTCTGATTCGTTCACAATCACACGCATGACCTTGCTCATGTCCACCCACATCATTTCAAAGTTTTCTGGATCACGAACAAAAATTTGATCACCGTACTTGATGGTATTGCGGAACAGTTTGAATATGCGCTGATCCAGTTTGTTTAGTTTGACCCACTGTTGCAGTTGTTTCTTGATGATACCAATCTCGTGATCAGTAGGCTTGTCGTTGTACTTGACGTCAAACGGTGTGCCGTTTGTTTCGTTCATTTGGGTGGAAAACTCAGCAATGATGTCCAAACAGGCATTGACTTCCGAGTCCATGTCCATGTTCTCATACTGATTGTAACGTTCCACACGATTAGGGTGACCTGAATAGACTTCTGGCAGTCTGCTGGCATAGTTGCGAAACACAAAGTCTGCTTGTGCCGAAGCATTGCTGCCGTCGTTGCGAGGATAATTTGGCAAGCCAAATTGATTCTTGCCCGAGATTGGGCTCATCACGCCTGAATTGTCTGCGACTTTGAAGTACTTGCGCCACGAACCTTGTTGTTTATCTGCCATAGTTGTTTATTTACCGTGATTACTGTTGCACACGCAGGATCTTGTTTGAGATATCGTTGTTGGTTTTTTGTGCTCGAACCAGCTCGTCCAATTTGTCAACCGACTGTGCCATTACACCTGCCAGGCTGCCAAATGCTTTCATCAGTTCATTAATAGGAGTAATTTCGGCAGGACCAGTGATTAACTCTGGTTTGCCTGCTTCGCCTGCAATACCCAATTGCCCAGCACCCAGGGTACCACCGTCTGCAAAGGTTGGCAACTGAGCATGGAAGTGACCGCCAGTTGACTTGGCAGTAGGACTGTTGTATTCGTCAATGGCCACACTAGCACCCATGGATTTGAGCCATGATGTAATGGCTTTTCCATCCTCAATACTGGGAGGCCGTGCCACTGTAAAATCTAATGCAATACCTTCTGTATGCTTGCTTGAAGGGGCTTTTTCGTTGTGAAACTTGTCATTGAAACTGCTGAAATATCCAAATCCAGGAACGCCTCCTTGAATCGCCTTGGCCAATTCTATCAGTTTGGGACTGATTTTAGCGTTGTCCGCTTGCACATCGCCGGCTTTGATGTTTAGTCCAAGTTTTTTTAGATCATCTTGACTGGCAATTTGCAAG